TGTCCACTCTTGCCCTACACGCCGCTCTTCCGCTCTAGCCGGCCGGCTACCGCGCCGGCCAGATGGGTGTGCACGGCACTCTGTCCGCGCAGCGGACCAAGCGTCGCGGAGGCGGTGATGCGGGCTGCGCATTCGTTGGCCGCGACCACCGCGGTCAGCAGGGCCAGCCCGTCGAGCCCTCGGGCGTAGGCGAAGGCGAGCGGCACGGCGACCGTGGAGTTCGACAGGTGTCCGGCGTACGCGGTGTCGTCGAGGTTGAGCCAGGACCCGAGTCCGGCCAGCACACACGCGCTCTGCCGGGCGTCGGGCTGGAACGGCTCCCCGAACGCGGTGATCATGCGGGCGCCCAGCGGATGCGCGTATCCGGCCCTGATGGACGCGGCCTGGGACAGGATCTGGCTTGCGGCCAGCGCGCGGACCCGCTCCGGAATGTCCTCGTAGGTCAACCGGGCGGCCCACGCGCACAGTTGCTCCAGGGGCGTCACGCCGGCTCCCTCGGCGAGGCGTCGGCCGGCACGGTGGTGCCGGCGCCCCACACGGGGAGGACGCCGGGCAACACGTCGAAGGTGAGGCGGGAGAGCCCGGGGGGCTGGCCCTCGCCATGCCGCACCGCCCGCTGATGCGGGCCTTCCTGGCCAGCGACGCTCGACTCCTCAACGCCTTCGCTCCGGTGCGGGCCGGCATGGACGCCTGCGACGCCGCGGGCGCCGGCCTACGGGGCGCGCCGGACCTGCTGGAGCACCCCGACGGCTTTCTCGCCGCGCTGGCCGCGGTGCCGCTGCCCGACGAGATCACAGAGGGCCTCGGCCGTCGCTGGCACACAGACACGCTGTCCTTCAAGATGCGCCCCGGTGGCCCCGGTATCGACGCGGCCGTGGACTGTGCGATCGACCTGCACGACGAACTGCGTGCCGCCGCAGGACCGCTGGACCCCGCTGCGGTGTCGGAGGTGCTGGTGGAGACGTCCCTCTACACCCTGTACGCCGGCCGCCGCGCCGACCGCTACGTCACCGGCCCCGACGCACCCCTGGGCGCGCTGGTACTGCACACTCCCTACCCGGTCGCCACGGCACTGCTCACCGGTGGCCTGACAGTCGCCGATTTCGAGCGGCCGGCCCTGTCCGACCCCCGCCGCCGGGAGCTCTCGCGACTGGTCCGGCTCGCTCACGACCCCGCGCTCAGCCGGCAGCTGTTCGCGTCCACCGCGCCCTTCGGTGCGGCGGTCCGCCGGGCGGGAGCCGCCGCCGAGGCATGGCTGCTTCCGGTTGCTCGGTGTCCGGCGCCTTGATCCGCGCGTCCGCAGGCACCGAGTCACGGGCCTCGCCGACGATGCCGGTCACCTCGGCGCGGGTCTTCGCCTGGGAGGCTCGGACCGCGAGGGCCTGGGCGGCGGCGTGCGGCTCGAACTCCGGGCCGGGCGTCTCCCACGGGTCGGCCTCGCCCGGCTGCACCCGGTGCAGCTGCTGCACCTCCGCCTCGACGACCTCGCCGTCAGCGTTGACGTTCGCGCCCAACTCCTCCGGCGTGTAGTGCAGCCCGAACAGCACGTCCTCACACGCGTCCCGCGCCACCTCGGTGATCGCACGGGCCTTGAGCATCGCGGCCGTGTACTTCTCCCACGTCGCGGGCTTCCCGTTCCTGTCCCGAGCGAACGGCTTGCCGTCCTTGATCTGGAGCAGACCGGCTTGCTCGGCACGTTGGAGGTTCCACGTGCACTCGTACGTGAACTCGGGGTCGTCGGCCCGGACGATCTGCGCGGTGGCCCACGACATGCCGTCCGACTTCACCCGCAGCTTGTGGCCAGCCTTCCGCACCAGGGCCCCGATGAGTCCGGAGGACGCGGACGGCTTGCCCTCGATGACGTGGATGCCGGTGATGGCGGCGACGGGGGTGATGCCGAGGGTGCGGCCGTACTCGACGGCGTAGAGGACGTTGGCGGGGCGGCCGACGAACTGGCGGGGCAGGAGGTCGGCGTCGGAGAGGAGTTGGGCGAAGCGGACGGCGCCGTCGAGGGTGGCGGGGGCGGTCTGCTGCTGCTTGACGAGTTCGGCGCTCACGGGCGGCCGTCCTTCCGGGTGATGAGGGGGTGGAATCGGCGGGTGCGCGTCCAGCGGGCGAGGAGCACGGGAGCGTCGAGCCAGCCGAGGGCGAGGGCCAGGGCGAGGAGGATGTGGGCGACGAACACCCAGTCGAGGGCGCTCACTCGTCGGCGTCCGGGTCGTATGTGGAGGCGACCTCCAGCGGCGTCACCACGTAACCCGTGCACGTCTGGCTGGGCACGTCGTCGCCGTCGCAGTACTCGACGTCGAAGTACGTCAGCTCCTCAGGGCTGAGCGCGTCACTGTCGTCGGGCACCCACGAGACGAGGCCGGTCGCACCTTCGCGAGTGGCGAGCGCCTCGCAGTGCGCGACGGCCGCCTCACGGTTGGAGTACGTGCCGAGGACGATCCCGGAGTCGGGGTGCTCCGCGCGGTACACGAACGACGGCGCGGGCTCGTCCTCGTCGCTGCGGTAGCCCTGGCCCGGCGTCCGCCACTCCGCGCACGCCTTCTCCACGGCCGCCAGCACCTCGCGGTCCGGGACCTCCGGCGACGACTGCCACCGGCCCATCGCGGCCGACACGAGGTCGTCGAGGAAGCCGTGCAGGTCGTCGTCCGGCATGGCGTGCGCCCAGGGCAGCGCGGGCCCGGCCTCCAGCTCGGCGATCCGGTCCCGGTCCGCGCGCAGCTGCTCGGCCGCGTCGGACAGCGACTCGTTCGTCGAGTGCCGCTCCACGAGCAGCTCGGTGATCTGCGTCCGGAGCCGGTCCAGCTCCGCCAGCAACACCACGTCAGCCGCTTCCGGGTCCTCGGCCCACTCACGCGAGACCGTGCACCGCTGGCACATCTCGCGCTTCGGGTACTGCGACGGCCCCCACACGTGCAGCGGGCGCTCGTTCTCTGACTCGAACTGGTCGGCCTCGCAGTGCGTCCGCTCCCGCCGGATCAGCTCGATCCGAGGATCAAGCGCAGGCGCCTGCGGCCCGGGCCCGACCGGCACCGGCAGCACATCCGCCCGCCCGACGATCCCCAGCTCCGCCAACTCCGGCAGCGTCGCCATCACGAACTCCGGGCACCTGCACGCATCGGCCAGCGCGTACAGGGCGATCCCGCCCTCCGTCACCGTGCGACGCGTCCAGCAAGCGCCGTCCCGAGTGTTCACCACCAGCGGGGCACTCGACGTCGGGGCGCTCACGCGGTCACCGCCAGCGTCTCCGGCCGCAACAGACCGCACTTCAGCGCCAGCGCCACGACCTCAGCCGACGACCGCACCCCGAACTTCCGGTACAGCGACCAGCGGTGGTCCTTCACCGTCGACTCGGAGATGAACAGCCGGCGCCCGGTGTCCACGGCCCGCTCGCCGAGGTGCAGGCCGTGCAGGACGTCCAGCTCCCGGCGGGTCAGGGCGGGGATCTCGACGGGCGGCTCGAAGTCGCGGGCCACGTCGGCGGCGAGGATCTGCGCCTGCTGAACAGTCAGCGGCAGGCCGTGACGGGCGGTGGAGTTCAGCATCAGCCGGAGAAGCCGGTCTCGGATCTCGCTCATGCCGACACCTGCTCAGCAGGCCGCAGCTCCAGGCCGTTGCGCTCCGCCCACGACCGGGCGCTCTTCTCGGCGCGGCGCTTGAGGTGCTCCTGGAAGTCGACGTAGCCGTACGTGTGATAGGTGATCGGACCGAACTTGAGGTCCGCGCTCGCGTTGCCCTCCTCGTCGTACTTCACGGTCAGCTGGTGCTCGGCCGCGAAGTTCTCCACCTCCTGGTTGCTCGACAGGGGGAGGAGCACCTGCTGAGCGCCGAACGTGGGCACGGAGGGGTTGGCCTCCAGGAAGGCGGCCAGGTCGCGCAGGCCCTCGATGGCCTCGGCACGGGGGTTACGATCAGTGGTCACGGTGACCTCTGCTTTCTCTGGTGTGTTGAGGCGCCGGTCGTGGGGTCGCCGAGCCGGACAAGCGGGCGGCCCTTCGGCGCGTTCAGGGGTGGATCAGGCGGAGCGCTGCGCGGGGATCTCGGCGTCCGGTCCTCCGCCGGCCATCCACGCCTCGACCTGCGCGAGGTCGAAGCGGCGGCCACGGAACGCGGTCGGGGCGAGCGGGCAGCCCTTCTGCACCCACTGGTTGACCGTCCAGTTCGAGACGCCGTAGCGGGCCATGAGCTGGGCGGTGGTCAGCAGGGGTGAGAGTCCGGTGGGGCGGAGGATCTCGGTGCGCTCAGCGAGGGTCTGAGTCGCCATGGGGGTTCACCTTTCCACTGTGTCAGTAGAAACTGAGGGCATGTCGAAGTGGTCTTGGAGCGGTTCCTCCAGCGCTGTGGCGAGAAGCCACGCCGTTCGGAGCCGGCACCGTTCGGCCGCGGTCTTACCGCGGCCGGTGACCTTGATGACGGTGGAGACGCTCACCCCCTGTCCGCGGACGTCGACAGCCCGAGTGCGGGCTGCGAGTTCGGCCTGCGTCACCCCTCGACGCGCCATCGCGTCTCTGAGTGGCTTGCCCTCGCCCTTGCGGATCAGGTCGGTCATGCGTACGCCTCACACCCGTTGGGAACTGCTCGGCCGCTTG